CACCGGGCCCGGCCCCAGGCGCGCATCGGTCACTGTCGAATCCAGACGCATCGCGTCCCGCATGGCCGGCATGCTGATGTCAGGAAAGAATCCATCATTGGTGATGGCCTTCACGTCGGCCGGCATCACCGGCCCGGCCGTCACGGGCACGTCGTCGATATAGCTCATGGTCATGGAAATAGTGGGGGGCGGTGGCCAGGACTTCCGACGAACAATGTCGCTTCCGTCCCGGGCCGCCCCTGCGCCGTGGGGTGCTCTCTACTTGGCCGGGTCGGCGAACTTCTTCAGCCGCCGTTCCAGCCGCTCGATTTCCTTCTTGACGCCGGCCGCCTGGTGCAGCTCGCTCGCCCGGACAAGGTGCTGGTGCGCTGCCGTTGCCCGGTCTGCGGTGGCGTCCGTGATGTTTTCGGCGTCCACCTCGTTGACCAGCTCCAGCAGGGCCAAGCCCAGCGCCTTATGTACCTTGGCGCGCGCCTGGTCGGGTGTGTCGGCATTGCTCGTCATGGCCAGCACCTGCTGCAGGATGTCGGCCGCACGCGCCGGGTCATCCTTCAACTTGCCGCCCAGGCTGGCGCCAGCGAAATCGTCCTGCAGTAGCGTAGGTAAGGTCCGGTTGTAGCGATCCGGCAGCGTGAACTGGTGTTCCAGCGCATAGGCCGCGAGCTGCAAGGCGCGTTCGTAGTCGCCGACATCGATGTGCCACACCAGCACGTTGACCAGTACCTCATCGTGAGCACCACGGCCGGCCGACAGCACGCCGTCAATCCAATGCTGGTAGGCCGGCAGCATCGTGGCCTTCATCTCGATCTTGCGCTCGATGGACTGGATTTCCGACAGCCGGCGGCGGTCTTCGTGCAGCTTGATCAACATCAGCTCATAGGCGCTGCCGGTGGTCACGCTGCCGGGCTCGCCGGCGGAGGCCGCCAGCTTGCCCAACATGCGCTCCCGATGGCGCGCGGCGGGAGACAGGCGAGCCATCAGGCGCCGCCTGCTGCCGCATCCTGCAGCACCACGTTTTCCACCAGGGCGGCCAGGCCTTCGTCCTCGATCACGTAGGCGTCGTTGGACGATTCGTAGTTCTCCACGCGGTCGGCCTTCGGCTCATCGACCACGCGGCGACGACGGCCGCCGTTCTGGAAGTAAATCGACAGGTTGTCCAGGCGGGTGATCAGCATGGCATTGGCCGGGAAGGAGGGCACGCGCACCGCCGGCAGGCCGCCGATACGCTTCTGGCTCACGATGATGTCAGCGGCCAGGGCTTCGGTGGGGGCCTGATCCTTGTTGATCAGCGGGAAATACTTATCGTGCAGCAGCTCGCGGCCGACGATCACCACCAGGGCGGTGTCGTCCTGATACCAGGGATCCAGATTGGTCACCGCGTCATAAACGGCCGCATCGAGGTTGGCATAGTCGGCGCCGGCACCCTTGCCGATGATGACCTTGCCCGGCAGATCCTGGCCAACCAGGCCCATGACACGCTGCGGCGAGTTCTCGCGGATCTGCTGCAGCCAGCCCTTGTTGACGTCCTGCAGCAGCGGATACTGGGCCAGGTTGGTGTCGGCCGCGACCTTCACGCCATTGAAACCGATCATGATGCGGTCCAGCGCCTGGCGCTTCAGGATCGCAGTGGCCACGCGGGTCTGAAAGTCCGGGAACTTGGCCCAGGCGTCCAGCTTGGCATAGTTGATGTGGGTATCGAAATTGGTCTTCTCGCAGCGATAGCGGGTGTTCGTCATGGCCGATGCGTCACGGGTGCTGCGGCGCTTGTCGCCGCGCGTATCGGTGCGGCTGGCGATGGGGCCGGAGACGCCCAGGCCGATTTTCTCGCCCTCCAGTTCGTCGACGCCGATGACGTTAATGCGGCCCAGGAATTCGGACGATTCCTGCATCTTGTCTTCCAGCTTCTGCAGCACTCCGGGATCCACCGAGAAGGTGGAATGGACGGCGCCGCCGGCAACATCGTTGAGCGTGGCCAGGCGCGCGGTATAGGCGTTATAGGCGGCGCGGGTCTGATTCTTCATGTGTTCTGCTCCAGGTAAATTCGGAAATGGTTGACTACGTCGGCGACGGGATTAGAACTCGGTCAGCGTCGAGCCCTTGCCACCGGTGGCCGGCGGGCGCTGCACGTTGTTCTTGTCGGTCAGATTGAGGGTCTGGCGGAATTGCTCGGCCGTGGTCGATTCCTCGCCTACGCGCTTCTCCAGCTTCTCCAGGCGCGCCAGTGCATCGGCGACATCCTTGCCGGCCTGCGTGGCCGCCTGGGCGAATTCGCCGACCTTATCGGCAATGGCGGTCATGGCAGCGGCGACATCAGCATGCTGCGCATCGGCTTTCTTCTCGCCACCACCAATACGGCTGAACAGTTGCTTGATGGTCTCGGCCATGCTCGGGCCGTCCTCTTCGAATTCCATCTTCACTTCGATGGCTTCGGAGAACAGATTTTCCGGCTTCAGCTTGCGCGGAGTGAAAGGCGAGGCCTGCGGATGGGTGGCCGAGAACTGCAGAATCTCGGTACCGAGGCTGGCGGGGCTGTCGGTCACTGCCAGGCCTACCAGATAGGAGCTGCCGGTATCGGCGAACTTGTCGGCCAGCTCGATGCTGGTGTAGATCTTCTGGCGATCCTTGTTCATGGCGACCAGCGCCGGCGTGGGTTCGATCTGCGCGAACAGGGCCAGGCGACGGCCAGCCTCGGTGTCGACCTCTTCGGCCTTCAGTGCCAGCACATCGCCGTAGGCCTTGAACGGGCCATCGGGCAGCAGGCTGCGCAGGTGCTCGACCCACACGCGAGCGCCGTAGGTCTTCTGGTTGTAGCTGTCGGCCATTTGCTGGATTTGCTCGCGGCTGATGCTACGGCCGTCGGTGGTCGCGCCCTCAGTCGCGACGCGGAAAAATTTGCTCTTGGTTGCCATGAGTTTTCGCGCTCGTTATCGGTTGATCGGATAACGTCATCTTCTGCCGATGGGCGAAATGCATCAATGAGACAAGGGTTGATATCAGGAATAGCGACTCGGCAAAGTCCCCGCTACGCGCGCGCGCCGCCTACGCTTGCGGCATGTTAGACATTCCAAACGACATCAAGGAAAGCATCGACCAGGCGGCCGAGCCCCGACACGTTGCACGCCGGTTGTATTTCGAGGGCTGGCGCATCTCGTCTATCGCGCGCCATCTGAAAATCAAACGCTCCACAGTCAATAGCTGGAAGCACCGGGATGAATGGGAGAAGGTGTCGCGCCTGGAGCGCGTAGAGATTGCCCTTGAAGCGCGCATAGTGCAACTGATCGCGAAGGAAGTAAAGGGCAACGGCGAATACAAGGAACTCGATGCGCTGATGCGCCAGCTTGTGCAGGCCGCGCGCGTGCGCCGCTATGAGCAGCCGGGCGGAAACGAGACCGACCTCAATCCGAATATCGCCAATCGCAATGCAGCGCCCAAGAAAAAACCGGTGCGCAACGAGTTCAGCGAAGAGGCGCAGCAGCGCATCGTCGAGGCCTTTAATGATTCGCTCTTCGACTATCAGAAGGTCTGGTACCGCAACGGTAGCGAGCGCACGCGCATCATTCTCAAATCACGCCAGATCGGCGCGACGTGGTACTTCGCGCGCGAGGCGCTGATTGATGCGATCCAGACCGGACGCAATCAGATTTTCCTCTCGGCCTCGAAGTCGCAGGCGCACGTCTTCAAGCAATACATCATCCAGTTTGCGAAGGACGCATGCGGGGTGGAGCTGTCCGGCGATCCTATCGTTCTGCCCAATGGCGCGCACCTGTATTTCCTCGGCACGAATGCGAGAACCGCCCAGGGCTACCACGGCAACTTCTACTTCGATGAATTCTTCTGGACGCACAATTTCACGGAGTTGAACAAGGTGGCGTCCGGCATGGCCTTGCACAAGAAGTGGCGCAAAACCTACTTCTCGACGCCATCGGCCACCACGCACCAGGCGTACCCGTTCTGGACCGGCGAGGCGTTCAACAAACGCCGCGCCAAGGGCGAGAAGGTCAACATCGACGTCAGCCATAAGCGGCTGTCGTCGGGCTTCACCGGCGAGGACAAGATCTGGCGCCAGATCGTCACGATCATGGACGCGGCGGCCGGCGGCTGCGATCTGTTCGATATCGATGAGCTGCGCGACTTCGAATACTCGCCCGACCAGTTCGACAATCTCTTGATGTGTAATTTCATCGACGATTCCGCGTCGGTGTTCCCTCTGGCCGACCTGCAGCGCGGCATGGTCGATTCTTGGGTGGATTGGGATGATTACAAACCGTTCACCGCGCGTCCCTTCGGCCACCGGCCTGTGTGGATCGGCTATGACCCATCATTGACGGGTGATAGCGCCGGCTGTTCGGTGATTGCGCCGCCATTGGTCCCGGGCGGAAATTTCCGCATCTTGGAGCGCCACCAGTGGCGCGGCAAGGACTTCGCCGAGCAAGCCGCGCTCATCAAGGAAATGACCGGCCGCTACAACGTCCAGTACATCGGTATCGACACCACCGGCATGGGCGTGGGCGTCTATCCCCTGGTGAAACAGTTTTTCCCTGGCGCCACGGCCATCAGCTATTCGCCGGAAGTCAAAACGCGGATGGTGCTCAAGGCACAAAACATCATCCGCAGTGGCCGGCTGCAGTTCGATGCGGGCTGGACTGACATCGCGCAGTCCTTCATGGCCATTCGCAAGATCCTCACCCCCAGCGGGCGCGCCGTCACCTATGACGCCGGCCGCTCGGAAGAGACTGGCCACGCCGATTTGGCATGGTCGGTCATGCACGCCCTCGACTACGAGCCCTTCGAAGGCACCACCGCTAATAACACCTCATCCATGGAGTTCTTCTGATGAAACACAGAGCACGCCGCCGCGCGGCTGCATCCGACAACACGCTGCCGGCCAAGGTCGAGGCGCCACCGGTACCGACCGTCGAAGCATTTTCTTTCGGTGATCCTTCGCCGGTGCTGGAAGGCCGCGACATGCTGGCCGACGTCGAGTGCTACCGCAATGGCGATTGGTACGAGCCACCCTTGAGCATGGCCGGCCTGGCCAAGTCCTTGAATGCCAGCGTCCATCATGCCAGCGCCATCTGGTGCAAGGTCAATATCCTGGCCTCGACCTTCCAGCCGTCCGCTGTATTGTCGCGCGCGGATTTCACGCGCCTGGCGCTGGACTTCCTGCTGTTCGGTAACTGCTACGCCGAGCGGCGCGAGAGCATGACGGGAAAGCTCTTGAACCTCAAGCCGGCATTGGCCAAATACACACGCGTGGGCGTGGAGCCCGGGCGCTATTTCTTCGTCAATGGCTGGAGAGATTCCCACGAATTCGAGCGGGACGCCATCTGGCATCTGCAGGCGCCTGACATCAACCAGGAAGTGTATGGCGTGCCGCAGTATGTGAGCGCGCTGCAATCGGCCTGGCTCAATGAGTCGGCCACGCTGTTCCGTCGGCGCTACTACCTCAATGGCTCACACGCCGGCTTCATCCTCTACATGACCGACACCGCCAGCAACGTCAACGACGTGGACAAGCTGCGCGAGGCGATGCGTAACAGCAAAGGGCCGGGCAACTTCCGCAACCTGTTTGTGTATGCACCAGGCGGCAAGAAAGACGGCCTGCAGATCCTGCCGGTCTCCGAGATTGCGGCCAAGGATGAATTCTTCAACATCAAGAACTGCACGCGTGACGACGTGCTGGCCGCGCATCGAGTCCCGCCGCAGCTGCTCGGGACCATGCCCAACAACACCGGCGGATTCGGCGACGTGACGAAGGCCGCTGCTGTCTTCGGCTGCAATGAGATTGAGCCGCTACAGGCGCAGTTTCTTTCCTTGAACGAATGGGCCGGCCAAGAGGTGGTCCGCTTCCGTTCCTATCAACTTCCGACCAACGAAGGGAAATAACCATGAGCGATCACGCCGATAACGCGGACAGCCGAATCTATCGCACTATCGCGGCCGGCCTGGCTGCTGCGCGCCGGGCACCTGCGCTGCAACCTGACTGTCGCTGCCACTTCTGCGACGAGGTGGTGGCGGTTGACCTGCTGTTTTGTGATGTCGATTGCCGGGATGACTATCAACGTGAACTTGCGGCACTTCGGCGCGCTGGGCTTTATTTTCAGTGACACAAGAACGAACCGGGGAACAATCATGTTCCTTGAGATCAACTTGGCGCATCAGGTTTTCCCCTATTTGGCTATTGGCAGTGACGTTCTATCATCAGTTTATCGAAGGGAGAAATTAATGCTCGTCTACGCAAATAGGATTGCCACGCGCCATTTGGCAATCTTGACCTATGTCGCAGAGATGGCCGAACGAGGCGAATTGATTTGTGATTTGTCACATTCGGTAGTGAGGTCATGTTCCATTTACATGCATATGGTAGGAGCTGAACCAGAGGATGTTCGACGCATCTTTGGAGAGGCGATTCAGGAGAAATTCAAGCAGACTCCTCCCGAGCAGGGGAAGTATCGGGATGTGCTGGAATCTGCTTATGCGCACCTGGAGCTTTTGCTATTTTGCGACCAGAATTAGACCCACTTCTGTCGGCCATTTTGATTCTAATCTGCCCTATATTTTGACTACGATCTTACACGTCACAGCGATCGAGAAAATGGTGTGATAGGTGCGGGGCCTGCCTGAGATCGTGCGATGCCAGTACATCCGCGATCCCATCTCGACCAAAAAACTCCCGCAAACTGGACATCGCCAGAAACGTCGCTCGCAGCTATATCCGATCCGGTGTAATCGAGCCCACCTCCCCCTCCACGCAATCCCGTTCTACTAAGAAATTCGTACGTCCACTTTACCCCGCGCTCGGCGTCGATCAGTCAAATCGCACCGGAAGAGGATACAGACGAAAGAGATGTTCCCAGGCTTAGGAGAGCCAGAATATAAAGGTGTGCACGACATGCGCTGAGCTTCGGAAGTAAATGGACGAGGGAAATGGAGCGGTCATAATTCTGCGAGAGAATCACTACACAGGCCTCAGAACCCGCATACAGATGCGGGCCACCATCACCGTATCTTTTCACTTCCTAGGATGACCGGTCGTTCGTGGTGTGCTCACGATGGTGTCCTGTGACTCTCCATAACCATAACCTCCGCGAGCGACAAATATATCTGTGCGCTCGGAACAGCTATGCCTGCTTATAGGGGAAACCAAGCGGGCAAAGCATGCCTCCGCCTCTCACCGCCTTCCGATTTCCTTGATTGCCTCCCCGCAGATCACATCATTCTTTTCCGCCGCCTCTAAGGAAATGACTGAGTCAATGTTGTCTTAAATTCATTGAATAGATCAAATAAAGCAAATAATATGGCTTTAAATGATTTCAGCGAATTTTACGAAATCTTTTGATAGATTGAGTAATTCGGACCAGAGGCATTAATTATCCATAGGAGCTTTAAATGAATTTGAAAAGCATGACGGTGCGCGCCAAACTGACCTTGACCTTTGGAGCGCTCTCGCTGCTGGTCTGTATCGCTTCTGTTATCGCGATCCTTTCTTTACGAAATGCCCAAGAGCAGTTTGGGAGTTTTGTACTTGGTATCAATACCCGTGCTCACCTCGTTGAGCAAATTCATATTGCGGTAGGCGAGCGAGCGATCGCAGTACGCAATATGGTCCTGACCACAGATCCCAATCGTCTAAAAGATGAGAAGGCCGCCGCGGTTAAGTCGCATGAGCTTGTTCACGAGAGCCTCTCCAAGCTGAAGGCACTGGTCGCAGGCGATGATATTCCGAGCAATATCAAGGCGATGGTTGCGGACATCGATCGAATCGAACAAGCCTACACACCGGTCGCCCTATCGATTGTCGATCTGGCCTCAAATCAGCGGCGAGATGAGGCGATCAACAAAATTAATAGCGAGTGCCTTCCTTTGCTCAATGCTCTTTCGGCGAAGGCCAATGCGTATGCGGAGGCAACAAACGCACGATCGAAAAGTCTGCTCATCGAGGACGAAGAGCGCTACGTAGCTGAGCGCAATTTGCTGATCGCTATGTGCCTAGTGGCCGTTTCCAGCGCCATTATCTCTGGCGCACTTACGGTCAGAAGTTTAACGAGGACGCTTGGTGCCGAGCCCGCAACCTTGGTCGATATTGCGCATCAGGTTGCCCAGGGGGATCTCCGTCCTGTCGGGGGCCAGGGTGCAGTGCCGGATGGGAGTGTTCTAGCCTCATTGCAAGTGATGCAGAAAAATCTCGTAGGCATCGTTGGAAAAGTCAGAAGTTCTTCCAGCTTGATCGCAGCGGGTGCAACTGAGATTTCCTCTGGCAATCTGGATCTCTCCTCCAGAACGGAACAGCAGGCGAGCTCACTGGAAGAAACCGCATCTGCGATGGAAGAATTGACCTCTACCGTCAAGCAAACTGCTGAAAATTCGCGCAATGCAAATGAGTTAGCGTTGTCGGCTTCGGAGGTTGCGGTTGGTGGCGGCGAGGTTGTTGGCAAGGTTATCTCGACCATGAAAACCATCCATGAATCGTCCAGCAAAATCGTTGACATCATCAGCGTGATTGATGGCATTGCGTTCCAGACGAACATCCTCGCGTTGAATGCGGCAGTAGAGGCAGCTCGCGCCGGGGAGCAAGGTCGAGGATTTGCAGTTGTGGCGTCGGAGGTACGTACTCTCGCACAGCGAAGTGCGGCCGCCGCTAAGGAGATCAAAGTTTTGATCAACGACTCTGTCGCTAGTGTTGAAGATGGCAGCAAGTTAGTTGCGGAGGCCGGTGCGACGATGGAGCAGGTGGTTTCGAGTGTTCGCAGAGTTAGCGAGGTGATCAACGAAATCAGCGCGGCTAGCAACGAGCAAAGCGACGGCATCGAACAGATCAATCAAGCAATCACGCAGATGGATGAGGTAACCCAACAGAATGCGGCCTTGGTTGAGGAGGCAGCTGCAGCATCTCAATCGCTGCAAATTCAAGCCCAGCATCTGGAGGAGGCAGTTGGGGTGTTCAAGCTCGAAGTCGAAAGTGGTGTCGCCTCTGATCCTGTAGGGGGACATCAGATCCAAGTGCACAAGGAGCGCTCGACTGCGGTACCCGTGTCTCGCTACGGCGCGCTGGGATACTCCAGATAAGCTTCGATACGCAGATGTTTCGCAAGTGCCTCAACTCCCTAACGGATTGAGGCACGCACCAGGATGAGATGACATCGTGAATCGTAGAAGATAAACGTGATCAACTTCCTCCCATATATGCGACACATGCAAGCTAATGTTCTGAATCTGGGAATCGTGAGGCAATGAAAATGAATGAGAATATCTTGAGAGAGCTATCCCCCGACCAGTTAGTATTTTTGGCAAAGGCAATGAAAACACTCACGGTTGATTTGGAAACTCTAGCTGAGTTGCTAGAAGAAGCGGCTCTCGAATCTGAAGATTCACAAATGCTACAGGCCGCTAAAATCGTCGCAGATACCCTTTTGAAAGTAAGGACGCAATTGGAAAGCAAATGATCTGCGAAATTCATGTCAGCGCGACGAAGAAATCCCCGGTTCGAATGAGTCGGGGATTTTCTTTTTTTCAGTCTGAAGTCCGTCTGCACCGCTACCTGATTGACGTCGTCACCTCTGCAGTTAAGAAGTAGCCGTCGAGATGCTGTTATGGATGTTGACTTCCGAGATGACTATCAGCGCACCGGTCTCTGATTTCAGAATAGAGATGCTGTCAGGGATTTTTCGCTGTATTCGCCTTGCTCGCCGCCGCGCACCACTGGCGCGGCGTAGTCCTGCCAAACCTCATCGGGCCATTCGGGTGTATTGGTCGTGTCGGCACCAGTGAGGGCTGTCACAATGGCTTTCGGGGTCGGCTTGTAGTTCACGCACATGAGCGGGATCTCCTCTTTTTAATCTTGGGATTTTGCCACATTGGCAACGGTTTAATGCTGGCCTCCGCCGCTCTGCTTGAAGAAGCGCTCCCGCGATGTCTCCAGCAGCGGCGTACCCGCCTGCACACATAGCCAGGCCTGCGCAAACTCGACTATCCCGCGGTCGGTCTGGCGCCGCTCAATACCCTTGAGGACCATGCGTGAGGACTTGATGGCATCTACCTGTACATCGAGCAATTCCATGATCACATCGCCATTGTCGCGCTGCAGTTGCGCGCTCTTGGTCAGGCGGCGACGGTCACCTTCGTCAAGCACACCCAGGCGCAGGTCGCCGATGTGGCGCGCTTCGTCGCCCAGCAAATCGCGGGCGATCTCGATGCCATTCTTTCGCATCTGATAGACGATTACTTGCATAGTCTCCTCGTGCACTGCAGGGGCGTGATGGACCGGTCCACCGCCACCTTGTCGTCCCCGACGATGTGCCCCCGGCACATGCCCCAGGCGGCAACGGCAAAGAGGGAGGTGCCAGCCATGCGATCCGCCAGGTAATGATTCAGCCCCAGGGGCCCGGCGGTGTAACCCACCGCCGGGACGAGGAAGCCGACATGCAGCTTGTGCGTGATGTGCAGGGCCAGCGGTCTCATAGTGAACTGGATGCCCGGCACGGGCCGTTTGGGCCTACCTGGCAGGACTGGCGCGGGATAGGTGGGTGGGGCATATTGATAAAGGGCAACTGCGATCAATTCTGAATGCTGTACATATATACAGTATAAATCAATTTTCTGCCCGTGCGCGCGCGGTTGCCCCCACCCCGCGCCTGCCCGCTACATAGGGCAGTTTTGACTCAAATTTGCGTCATGCGCTGAAGCCCGCCCAGCCTAGTGCGGCACCTCATCAGACGGGCCTCAAATCTGACGCATTTTGACGCAGACACGCAACATTTTTGCTGCGGCCGCGACGTTTGAAACGCACGAAAAAAAAGCCCTCAAAATGAGGGCTTCATACTTCAAAAAATGGATCAGCCTGTCTTGACTCGTATTTGCTTGGCAACATATGCGACGCTGTCCGCAATGACGGAAATAGTCAATATGGTCGCGCTATCCAGCTGCAGCGTTTCCAGAACCATGCTGATATTTATGTCTATTCGGCCTTGCGGGAATTCCTCCGGGGTTGCTTGTAGCTTGGCAACATTTTCAGCTAGCTGGTCGGGAGGGATAGCGTACTCAAGCAAGACAGTTTCGCTAGTCTCAATTTTGACCGCCAGTGTTCGGGGCGGATCTGCGAGGTCTGCTGAAAAAACGGTATAGAAAGCCAATTTCACAACGGCGGCAGGGAACGCCGGAACCATAATATTCGGTCCGTACACCCCGATCAAACTGGCCTTATTTCCGACTTCCTGCCTTATATCGTCACAGACATGACAGTACGCAAATCGGCTCATGTCAGAATAACCCTAACGTTGTCAACTTTTGTGTTCTCTTTACCTGCCACTTTGATAAAAGGCACCAGGGTATCAACGGAAACCCCCAGCGCTTCTGCAATCTTTACTGCAGTAGCAAAAAGCAGATTTACTTTTCCAGCTTCAATCTTGGCAATATGCGGCTGGCTAGTACCTACCAACTCTGCCAGTTGAGTCTGCGACAAACCACGGCTCAAGCGCAGCGTTGCGAAAGAATGGTCCTCATTTGCCAGCAGCTCCGCCGCCAGTTCGGCACGAGCCGACTCCATACGCTGTTTCACGGCGGGATCATGGCACTCTTTCAGGCGGCTCGTGATCCTGCGAGGCAGCCGGAAGTTGCGCTGCGAATTTTTCAGTTCGGACTTACCTACTTTGAAACTCACACCTGCTTGGGTACGTGGCTCGTTCCTAACGTCGAGTACGTGGAATTTGAAGCCCGTCGTATCGTTCACAGATACGCTGAGTGATGGGATGGTCAGGTTCATAATTGTAGGTTTTATGCAGAGGAAATCCTGGCAGCATTGCATTCAACTCGGCTTCACTGCCCGGGTTCTTAACCACAACTGCTAAGAGATAGAAGTCGTCGTGTACTGCGTCATACGCATACAGGATTCGAAATTTACGTAGTCTGGCGCCAAGCGGGCGCAGTCGATAAATGTTGTAGCCGCGCTGCTGAAGCGACTCCACACCTTTGACATTGAAATGCGGAAGCGAGTTTTCCGCTGGCCACTTTGATAATTGCCATTTGGCATCATCCGACTCGTCAATTTGGTCCAGAAAAACGCCGATAAGATCAGCATCTCTCTCCGCTATCTGAGCTAGCTCTTCCAAATCCAGGTCAGAGTCGTCGGTATCAAACAGATCCACTATATCACGCTATACATATTCGTGTACGGCGTGAAAGCTGCCATTTACACTTTAATTCTTGGAATTGGTGAGTGCCTAGCTGATGAAGTTCCATGCAAGGGAAAATTCAGCTCTGCGTAAATTTACCTCATCTACGTACCTTTTTGTGAAGTTTGCAACGGCCTGGCGCACGTATTGGACGCTCCGCAAAACTAAGTTGCCATTTTAACAAAACTCATCGCTCTGTCACGCCGACATGAGGGGGCACTCACATAACGGGATCAAAATTCCGCTCCGCAACTCTTAAACGAGCGAGACCCTATAAGGCATTGCGCGGCGCTATTTTTTCCAATTGCGGAGCAAAAATGCGTCTATGTATTTGATTTGTATAATTTTCACACCGGACTTGTAATCAGGTGCTCATAAAGGAGCAAGCGGGTTCTCAAGGTCTTTTTTGTGTGCCAGTTTGTGTCAGTCGGCTTGCACTCTCTGCTGCGTTGCAATATATTGAAGCCGTCTCCTCCAATTTCCCTAGAATTGGATTTCGCCCTCGGCTAAATACCGAGGGCTTTTTTCATTCACGGACGATAGGAAGTTCTAAGTCTCGCGAGAGTCAATTGCAAAAAGGGTGGAGTCGCTGATTCTTGACGCTTTCGTGTACCAATCCGAGAGCATAATATTTAGAAAAATTCTCACCGAATCGGATGAAATGAACTCTTGGGATTTCTTTGGTGTTCCTCTCGCGAATATTTGGGCTGCGCAAGCACATGGCTCATATTCCCGGCGCCTGCGTTTGAACACTCGCGTACCAACTAGGAAAGAAGTGGCGTCATTACCACCTGACCAACTGTATGATTTACTTCTAAATTGGATGACTCGCAGCGCCACCGAAATTATTCCCAGCAGGGTACAGATATCGGAAGTTCTAACCGTGCTCCGGACTCGCGATGATTGGTCGTCGCTAACGTTGATCGCCGAGATGTGCTCCAACTATATTCAGCCAGATTAAAGCTGTAGCGAGTTTTATTGCTTTTTTATCAACCTTATCCGCTAAAGCGCCTAAAAATTCGGCATTTTCTATGAGGCCTTATAAATTCTGGAGTTGGGCCATTGAGGAATGAGTTATCCACAATTTTGCGCACAAGAACTGTGGGTAACTAAATTATGGAAAGTTGCTGTTTATTCATTGATTGAGTTTTACCCTCTGTCTCTGAATTACAAATCCTGCCC